CACGGCGACTGTTTCGGCCGTTGATGGGGTCAACGGCTGTCGGTCCGGGTGGTCCTGGTCTGTGGTCGGGTGCTTGCGGCGGGCCGTGGCGGTTCGGTGAAGAGATGCGGCTGTGCCTTCACCAGTGGACTGTCGGCGTCCACCTCCTGGTCCAGGTCCAGCCATACCGGCTGGCCTTCGAACCCCACGTATCCGCTGACCTTCGATTTCACCGTGGCCATCTGGCCCTCCCCGCTGCGCGAAGTAGGCGTCCATCGTCAACTCTTGGTCTTTGATGTGGCCAAGTTGCACGGCGGTGTTCACAAACACCGGGATGCCGCACAGGCCCGCCCGCCAGCAGAACGCGATGTCCTCGCTGACTGGTGCCCCGTCATGCTCCAGCTCCTGGAACCACGGGAACGCGGCGTTGAATCCCCGCTTGCCTTCACGGCCCGGCAGTTCCACGTCGCGGATCCGTTCCAGCGCGGTGCGGTGGAGGAGCAGGCACGCCCCGCCGGTCGCGGCGACCTGGAACATCGCTTCGGGTGGCCATTCGTGGTAGCGGATCACCTGCGGGTGCTGCTCGTCGCCGACCAGCCCGAACAGGGTCGGCTGGAGGTCGCCTTTGTCGTCGAACCCGAAGCACAGCCCGCCAACGATCGGTGCCTGCTCGGGGTCGGCATGCTCGAGGAGCCGTTCGATCGTGTCGGGCCGGAAGGTCATGTCGGTGTCGACCATCCACAGCCAGTCCGCCTTGCCGTAGTCGAGGAACTGGCGGATCAGGCCGTTGCGGGGTCCGGACAGGTTCGCGCCGGACTGGGTCGCCAGCCTGCCGCCGCCTTGCACGATCCGCTTGTGGAACGCGATGTCGTAGACCAGCAGGTCCACGACCGATTCCATGAACGCCGCGTGGACGAGGCCGGGGTGGAGGTAGGCGATGACGACTTTCTCGTCGATGGGACGGGTCACCGGTCCACCTCGACGGTCTTGCCGGGGTTGGCGGTGGCTTCGGTGACCGCGGCGGCGATAGCCCGCTGTTCCGAGACGACCTCGACGTCGACATCGGACGAGCGGACGATGATCTTCACGCCTGGCAGGGCCTCCGCGAAGACCGCTCGGATCTGGTCGGCCTGCTGCGCGGCAGCCACCGGTGGGACGGTGACCAGCAGCACGTCGCCTGGCTGGACGTCCAGCCGTTTGACGTCTTCGATCGTGATGGTTTCGGACATGAGGCCTCCATGACATCGGGTGGGCCGGCATGGAACCGGCCCACCCGATGACCTCGGTGGATAGGGTTAGGCGTTGTCCTCGGTGCTGGGCGGCACACCCGCCGGGGCGTGCCCCATCGCCTTCATCGTCTGGGTCATGTGCGCCATCGCCCGACCGGTTGCCTGCACACACGCAGCGCTGAGCGCTTCGGCGACGGTCTGGGTCGGCTGGCCACTGGCCTGCCCACCGGTCTGGGTGTCGGTCTCCCCGGCCGTCATCTGGGTTGCGTCCATCGCACCTCCTACCCGAGCGGAGTGAACGTCGCGGTGGAGTTCAACTGAAGGACCCGGAACGCGGCCGGGTCGACCACGTCCGCGCCGACCCTCCAGAACGCGTACCAGCCACCCTGGCCGGTGGGCCGGAAGTTGCTGGACTTGACCATCGGGTCGTAGATCACTGACATGCCGACCCGGTCGACGATGTAGTACTCGGCGAAGTTGCCGGCCAGCAGCGGGTACGCGCTGGTGGTGACGACACCGGTCATCGAGGACGCCTCGTACTGTGGCTGGCCGAGCAGCAGGGCCGGCACGCCCATCCCAAGGTTCGCCCAGAACGCGGACCCGCCGGAGGTGTCGACCCGCCGGATCAGCGAGTAGAACTTCTTGTTGGCGACCCAGGCGGCCTGGGCGGCGTCGCGGGGCCGGAGCGCGTCGGAGACGCTGTACACGTCGTTGATCCCGAACGCATTGGTGGTCTGGGAGGCGACGATGCTGGTGGTGACCGCGGCGACCGCGGCGACCACGCCGCGGGGGACCGTCGCGCCGGTGTTGGCGACCGCGAACGCGGCGGCTTCCAGCCGGCCTTTCGCGTCGGCGAGGAGCCGGCCAAGCTCGGACGCGAATCCACTGTCCGCGAGAACCTCATAGCTGCCGAACACCCACGCGTCGGCCTTCTTGGGGGTGATCTTCGGCTGGCCGAACCCGGGAGACGCGTCGGCGGCTTCCACACCTTCCGCGGTCCACTCCGCCGACACGCCAGCGGAGGTGACCCCGTTCCAGTCGTCGGTGGCGATCGTCTTGATGGTGCTGATCTGCCGGAACGGGTTCGCCGCGCCGGCGTTGGTCAGGATGATGGTGGGGTCCAGCGTGAACGGGACGAGGTAGCCGCCGTTGGCGTCGGTCAGGCTCATCGCGGCACGCATCGCCTCACCGACGTAGGTGCCGCGGGAGGCGACGTACTCGCGGAACTGCTCGTGGTACTCGGGGGAGCCGGTGAGCAGCATGTGCCTGGCGATCAGTGGGGCGTGGCGGTTGTCGAGGTGGAGCAGGTCGTCCATCCGCTCCTTGCCCTTGTCGTCCACGTGCCGGGGCGCGTGCTCGACCGCGGCGAGCGCGCGGCTGATGGTGTCCTTCTCGTCGAAGGAGCCGTGGTTCCACAGCGACCGGACCAGCTCGTCGGTGGTTTCGAACGGTTCGACCTTCCGCATGATCTCGGGTCCACGCGGGCGGGCTGGCGATGCCGACTCGGTGGTCTCCGGCTGGAGCGCGGCGCGGAGAACCTCGTCGACCTTGCGCTCCCGCTCCAGCGCCTTGTCGTAGTCGCCCTTCTTGTCGTCCCACTCGGCGAGCAGGTCACTGCCGCGGCTGATCTCGTCGTCGGTGGCCTCTTCGTTCTCCTCGATGACCTTGATCTCGGCGCGGAGGGCTTCCATCTCCTCGCGGAGGACCTCGGACCTCTTCTTCGCCATCTATAGTCCCCTGTCTCGTACGGCCGCTCGGAAGCGGATCAGCTGAAGCCGACCGGAGTGCCCTTGGGTGGGCGGGTCCTCGGCGCCGGGTCCCAGGGTGGGAGTGGCGGTGTCGTCGTCCGGGTCCAGAGGAGTGGACGACGAGATGGTGCGTAGCTGCCCGACGATCTCTTCGCCGAGTTCACGGATCGCCGAGCGCACCGCGACGATTCCGGCGTCTTCATAGGCGGGGGTCGGGGTCGGGCCGTATTCGCGCAGGCCCAGCTCGATGTGGCGCCATAGTGGAAGCGTCCCACCGGCGCGGGGACGCGGGGGACGTGTCGGGTTGGAGCGGATGATCGGCCCGCGGAACGAGTAGCCGCGGAGATCCCCGTTGCGGATCGCCTCCAGGACCGAGTCAGCCAGCGGCGAGCGGTTGTACCGGGTCACCGTCCGCAGCCCACGGCTGTCAGCGTGGATGTCGACCGGTGACCCGATCGGTACGCTTCCCAGATCCGAGGGGGTTCCTTGGATTGTCATCCCGTGGTGGTAGTACACCCCGACCTTGTCGATGCCGTGTGAGAGGGTGCGGTCGAACGCGGACCGGAGGATCTCCTCCCGGTAGTGCCCGTACTGGTCGGTGATCTCGGCTGGGCTGTTGAAGATCGCCGCGTAGGCTTCCACGGTCCGCCCGTCGCTGTGGCCGTCGGCGGACCGGAGGATCTGGATGTCCTCCAACGCCCACGAACGGTCATAGATCGGCCGTTGCGGTTCGGCCCGTTGCGTCTCGTCGGCGAACTCGATCCCGAATTTCTTCCCAGCCACGCGGATCCGCTTCTTGATCCGCGCGAGCTCCTCCGGGGTGTACTTCGCCGCGTTCTTCTCCATGTTGATGTACGACCAGGCAGCCCGGCAGTGCTCCTCCGTGTCAAGCGGGTACCGTGCCTTCCCGTCGTCCTGGTAGCCCGGGTCGGCGTAGGTCACCTCGGACTTCGGGCCGTACGGCGCCTTCGTCTTGGTGTCGGCCACGTCAGCCGCCTCCTTGTGATCCATTCGCCAATGCGGGCACTGGCGCCTTCCCATTGCCCGCCGCAATCGCACGAAGCCCGCCAGGGGACAGGTTCGCGCCCGCCTGGTTCAGCAGTGCCCGGGCCTCCTCGGCGGAAAGCACCACGCCGACCCCGAGGTAAACCTTCTGGACCATCTCGACAAGGTTGCGGGCCCGCTCAACAGGAGTCACCTGCCCGTCGCCTTCACCGGGCCTGTTCAGCTGCACGCTCGTCAACCCCGAGTGGACAAGCAGGCTGTCGTCTTCGGCTTCAACCGCCGTCACGACCGACCCCGCCTCAAACCCCGCCTCGACAAGCTGGCGGATCGTCTGTGCCTTGACGAATTGCACCTGCGCCCGATCGGCGGCGTCCTCCCGCAGGAATGCGATCTGGGCCTCGTCGTACCACAGCCGCGCACCTGAGTTGGGAGGCGGCACGATCGCCTGCAGCGACCCGCACACGTTGCGCCACAACGGCCGCATGGTGGTGTCTGCCGTGACCCGCCGGGCTGCGGCGAAGTTCCCCGCGTTCAGGCTCGAGCCCTGCAGACCCTCCGACAGGCCGACGATGACCGGGTGGATCCCCGACGCCGCCGCGATCCTTGTTTCGCCCTTGCCCTGGGTGTTGGAGAAGTCGAGCTGCTGCAGATCCTTCCCGGCGACGGTGACATCCGCGCCACCACCCAGATACAGGGTCTTGTACGCGTTCCGCCATCCTTTGTGGGTCTGGTCCATCTTTTCGACGAACGTGCCGAACTGTTCCTCGGTCACCGACGCGTCGAAGCTCACCACCAGCTGCGGGGTCGCACCGTTGGCGAAGAACGCCAGCTTGTGTTCGGTAGCGGCCTGGTCGCCTTGGATCTCCCGGATCACCGGGGTCAGCCACGACATTCCGCGGTACCGCGCCGTCGGATCGGGCGTGAGGGCAAAATGGGCGACCTCGTCGGCCAGCAACGCCTCCGGAGGGGTCTGCCCATCCATCGGCGCGTAGATGAACCCGATGATCTCCGCGTCCAGCTGCGCCGTCGACCGTACCGGCTCACCGTTGCGGTCCCCCATCACGATCGTGACCCAATCGGGCCGCATCATCCGCAGCCGATCCACCTCGCCGGGCTGCCGCGCGACGAACGCGTTACCGCCGAAGTCGGCATGCGCCAGCGTCCGGGTGAGCAGATCACCGGTTGTCGCACGCGGCCAGGGCCGTTCGAGGATGTCCAGGTCAGGGGTGGAGAACAGCCGGCCAGGCTTGCCGGCGTTGAACCCCTGCCAGATGAACCACGCCTCCGAGAAGATCGACAGGCGTTTCTGCTCACACGCGAAGATGACCGAATTTCGCTTGAATGTCCCCTCAACCAGCCCGACGAAGTTGTCCTGGATGGTCTCCTCGTTCGGGCGGCCTGTCCCACCCGCAGCGAAGTAAGGAAGCTCCCCGAACCCGTCGAGGTTGTCGGTCGGGTATGGCCAGGTGATACCCCGAGTGATGTGCTGAAGCAGGTTCGTCACGGCTTGCCGTCCACGTCATAGAGCAGCAGGAACGACACCGCCGCAACCATGCCAGCCACCATCAGCGCCCAGCCGAACCCCCAGTTGACCCCGACCCCCCACGAGGTCATGGCGACCCCGGCGGCATAGCCCGCCCGGGCGCGGGCGCCTCTGGACGCGGCACGCGCCCGCACACCCAGTGCTGTGGCGAGCTTGCCGAGCAGAGCGGCAGCCTCGCCGAGGTGCCGGCGGGTACGTGAAGCAAGTTCCGCTGGGATTACTGCCATGCCGCCCACGGCTCCGATCGTTGCCCGTCCTTCTCGAACTCGCCGGCGACCAGCGCGTCGTTGCGGGCCGCGTCGGCGAGCACCCCGGCGACCGAACCGTCAATCTTCCGGGGCGAATGGGGCCGGTCCTTCTGGAGCACGAACGGCTTGCGTTCCCCATCGTCGACCCGCAACCGCACATACAGCTTGTGCGCGTTGGCGACATGGCGGGCCAGCCGCGAGTCCCCATCGTGGGTCATCTCACCCTGCCGGATCCCAACATCGGCGGCCAGGACCGCTGGCGCGAACCGGCCCGCCGAGTTCGTCGGGAACTCCGCCACCCGGTCCTTGCCGTACCGTTCCGCCCACGCGGCAAGCCACGCCTTGTACTCCCGCGGGTCGCCGTACAGCCGCAGCACCTTCCAGCGACCCATCATCGTGGCAACCGCCTGATCCACC